AGCACCAAAGCAAAAGGAGTAGACAAAAGAAAGAACGCTTATAGAGAAGCGGTAGAAGAAGCTATAACACCAAAAGATATTATAGAAATACTACATAAATTTAAAGAGTTGTTTATAGTTAATGAAGATATTCAAGCAGGTAAAACTGTTTTAGAGTATTGTGTAACTAAACCAACAACAGAAATAGATTTAAAAAATAACGGTGTAACTATTATACCAACGGTAACAATAACACAAAAAGAAGCAGATAAAATAAACGCTGAAATAGATGACGAATGTTAAAGATGGATTAAAAAAAGAGAGGTTACAAAAAGACTTCTTATATTTTACTCGTTACTTCTTTAAACAAAACTATAATAGGAAATTTGTAGTATCTCCACATCATCAAAAAATAGCTGATAAACTACAAGAGGTTATTGATGGTAAGTGTAAAAGGTTAATAATAAACATTGCACCAAGATACGGCAAAACAGAGTTAGCAGTAAAAGCATTTATAGCTTATGGGTTCGCTTTAAATCCTCGATCTAAGTTTTTACACGTTTCATACTCTCAAGAGTTAGCAGTAGCAAACAGTGAAGAGGTAAGAGATAGTTTTATTTTAAGCCCTGAATATGATAGATTCTTTAATGTAGGGTTAAAACCAAGTAGTACAGCTAAAAAGAAATGGGAGACTAAAGATGGTGGTGTATTATATGCAACTGCCACAGGTGGACAGGTTACTGGTTTTGGTGCTGGTGATGTAGATAGTGAAGATGATTTTTTTAACGACTATCAACAGACAAGTAAATTCAGTGGTGCTATCGTTATTGATGACCCTATAAAGCCAGAGGACGCAGATCACCCGTTGATTAGAAACAAGGTTAATCAAAGGTTTGAAAGTACATTAAAAAACAGGGTAAACAGTGTCAACACACCTATAATAATTATCATGCAGCGTTTACATGAGGATGATTTGTGTGGTCACTTAATTAACGAGTATGGTAATGAATGGGACGTTTTAAAACTACCTTGTATTGATGATGAGGGAAAACCCTTGTGGGAGTTTAAACACGATTTAGAATGGTTACAAAAAGAACAGTCTAAAAACCCTATTAACTTCTCTCGCCAATATATGCAAAACCCTAAAAGTAGAGAAGGTTTACTTTATGGAGATAATTTTAAAACGTACAACGAAATACCAAGCGGCAAAAGGTTTAACTACACAGATACAGCAGATAAAGGTGCTGATTATTTATGTAGTATTTCTTATGTAGTAAATGGTGGTTATGCTTATGTTTTAGATGTTGTATATGATGATAACAAGAACGAAATAACAGAGCCAATAGTAACAGATAGTTTAAAGAAAAACAATGTAGGAACGTGTTATATTGAGTCTAACAATGGAGGTAGAGCTTTTAGTAGGAATGTAGACAGATTATCAAAAGAAATAGGTAACGGTAAAACAGTGTTTAAACCTTTTCATCAATCTAAAAATAAAGAAGCTAGAATACTAAGCAATGCTTCTAACGTTTTAAACCATGTAATAATGCCTAATGATTGGAGTACAAGGTTTCCAAAGTTCTACAAATCTGTAACAGGTTTCTTATCACAAGGCAAGAATCCGCACGATGATGCGGAAGATACTTTAACAGGTGTATATGAAAAATCTTTAAAAAGCGAGTTTTACGCGGGATAATTTCGTATTTTTATAAAATATACTCTGTTTGAATGAATTATTTCAAAAAACAACTATTAAACATCGCAGTAAAAAGCGGTGTTATTTCTTTAGATACTAATAAAAACTATTTCTCTTCGGAATGGGTAGGTAATAACTTCGGCTTTGGTTCATACGAAAACGACAACAAGCTAATAAATGAATCATATAAGATTAATAACGCTGCTTACTCTGTTGTAAACTTATCTAATCAAGCCAGTACATCTATTCCTTTTGTTCTATGCGAACAGACTAAAGATGGTGATGAGTTAGTAGAGTCAGGAGGTTTGTTTAACCTATTACAAAACCCAAACGATAAACAAGTGTTTAAAGAGTTCCATGAAGAAGCTTTAACATATTTACTTTTAACAGGTGATTTGTTTTTACATGGTATTTCTCCTGTTGGTTTTAAAGATGCTATACAAGAGCTTAACGTATTACCCTCTAACTGTACCGAGTTAAACTATAACTATAAGAATGAATTAATCTCTTATGATTATACTTTAAACGGTACAACTACTACAATACCTATTGAAGAGATTTGGCATGGTAAGTACATCAACCCAACAAAAGAAGGTTTAGAATTTGGTAGAGGGTTAAGTCCTTTACAAGCTGGATACAGAACCATAACAGCATCTAATGAGAATCTAACCGCAATGGCTTCGGTTTGGAATAATAAAGGTGTAAGCGGTCTTTTAACATCTAACACAGATGAAACACTAAGCCCCGAAGAAGCTAAGGGAGTGCAAGACGCTGTAAATAATAAATTAGGAGGTTCTTCTAAAGCAAACGGAGTTGCAGCAACAACGGCTAATGTTAGGTTTGAGCAGATTGGAATGAGTGGTAGTGATATGGAGTTATTACAATCAAGTCCACAATTATTGAGGGGTATTTGTATGTTATACGGTGTTGACCCTGCTTTATTAGGTGATACAGAAAGTAGAAAGTATTCTAACTTAGAAGCTGCTGAAAAATCTTTATTTGTTCGTTCTGCTATACCTAACAATGAAAGATTAATATCTTACTTAAATAGATTTGTTGTTCCTGCGTGGTCCTTGTTAGATGGTAAAGATTATATTATCAAACAAGACTTAACAGAAGTTGAAGCGTTGCAACCTGACAAAAAAGTACAAGCAGAAAAGAATAAGATTATATCAGAATCATTAACAGCCCTGTTATCATCTAACTTATCACCAGAAACAAAAGAAATATTATTAATTGATATTCATAACATTGAACCAGACAAAGCAAATACTTTAGCTTATGGAGCCATTGAACAGGGACTTAATCAAGAAATTGAAGAAGATACAACAGAAGAAGCAGAACAGTAATAAAATTATATTAAAGGATGATTTGCAAAGAACTAAATAAAGAATTTGATACTAAGGAATTAATGTTTGCTGAATTAAAAGCTAACAAAGAACTAATTATCAAAGAAAAGAAAGCTAGTATTTACAAATCTTGTGATAAAGGTGTTGGTATTGTAGCTAAATCTTTAAAGTTAGAAGCTAACAAAGATGTATTTAAAGAAGATAATTCTTATTACATAGCTGTTAATACTACTAATGTTTTAGATTCTCATGGTGATTTACACATTAAAGGAATTTGGAATAAAACAATTCAAGAGCAACAGCAAAAAAACTACCTTCTTTTAGATCATAAAATGGAGATGGGTAGTGTAGCTGTTAAAAAAGAAAACGTTGAAATGTTTTTAGCTGATATTCCTTTTTCATCTGTTGGAAAATCATTTGAAGGAACTACACAAGCTCTTATTTATAAGGTATCAAAAGACAATGTAATTAACCCTATTGCAAAAGAGTGGTTAGAATCTGGTGATGATATAGAGGCGTCTGTAAGGATGCAATATGTTAATGTAGAGTTAGCTATGAACTCTGATGATAAACGAGATAAAGCAGAGTTAAAAACGTTTAACGATAATATTAACAATATAGCTAACAAAGGAGATTTTGAAGAGCTTACTCACTTTTGGGTAGTTAAAGAAGCTAAGAATTTAGGAGAGTCATCATTAGTATTGATGGGTTCTAATAGTAGTACAGGAGTAATTGAAGCCGTTGTAGACACTTCAAAACAAATAGATGAGCCGTTGAAAGACACTCAAAAAGAAGAAAAGGAAATTAATTATTTATTTTAAATTTAATAAGATGTTTGTAAGAAAAACAGTTGAAGAAGTATTGGCATTAGATAAAGATCAGTACAAAGATTATCAAATAGCTAAAGAAGCTAACGATATACAAAAAGCTAAAGAACAAGTTGAATCTATGTTGGCTGTTAAAACGGCACAGTCTGAACTAGAAGACAAGCTTAAAGCTCAAGGTTTAGAAATGGCTAAGATGAAAAATGAAACATCTGTAAAAGGTGAATCTAAATCTGTATTAGCTAAGGCTATCGAAGAAAAAGGAGAAGCTATTAAGGCTTATGCTAAAGGTGGTGAATCAAGAGTAGAATTAGTTTCTGAAAAAGCTATTACTGACTATTCAAACCTTACTCAAACAGGACAACTTGACCAAGTAGATAACACGCTATCTAAAATTGCAGTTAAAGCTCCTGTTTTATTACCATTGTTTAAGAAAAAAGCAATGATTACAGAAACTTATTCTTACAGAGATCAAACTTCTGCTGTTAGAGATGCTAAAGGTGTTGCTAAATGTGCTACTGGGTTTACTTCTTTAACTAAAGAAGAGATTGGAATGGTTCGTATCAATGACGTATTGTACAAAGATACAATGGACATCTGTTTAGATTATGCTTCTGATTTTTCTTTCGTAGAATCTGAATCAAGAGAATTGATTAATGAATCAATGGTGTTTAAATTAGATACTGATTTATTATTGGGTACTAATACAAGTACATCAATGAACTCTATTGATAATGTATCTAGTGAGTTTAGTGCTGCTAATGCTGCTTGTGTTTTGACTACTTCTATTCAATCTGCAAACTATTCAGATTTGATTTTAGGGATGGCTACACAAATATTTGAGTTAGGTAAACAAAACTTTTGGAGAGCAAATGTAGCAGTAGTAAACAACTGTGATTACTTCAAGTTTGTGCAATCTGCTAAAGATACTCAAGGACGTTATTTAGACCCTAGAGTCTCTACTGTTGGAGGTAACACTTACATCGGTGACATTATGATTGTACCAAGTACAGACGTAGTACAAAACACTGTTTATGTAATGGATACTTCTAAAGGTACTATTTTAGATAGACGTTCTGTATCATTGGCATTATCTACTGAGCATAAAGAAAACTTTGTAGATGGATTTGGTACTTTATTAGCAACTGCTAGAGTTCAATTCTTAGTTAAAAACAACGATGCAGGTGCTTTTATGAAGTGTTCTGATGTTGCGGCTGGAATTACATCTATCACAGCAGTATAACTTAATTAGAGGGGGTTTAAATACTCCCTCTTATTTATATGAATATTGTATTTATTAAAGAATACCTTACTTACAAGGTGGGAACGGTATTTGTAAAAACAGATAAAATGACAGCAGAAAGATTAATATCTTTAGGTGTTGCAAAGATAAACAAAGTAAAAAAGAAGTAATAATAAAGGTATGTCTTATGATATACCTTTTTTTTTAAGTAATAATTAACAAACTAACAATATGGCAACTTTTGAATTTATAGACAACGGTAAAAGTTTTAACATCAATTTTAACAATATACAATACACAGCAGGGAAGAATGATGTTGAATTAGTGATAGCTGATGTAACCGCTAATGATGTATTAGAGATACGGAGTAATTCAGCAGAAATAACAGATGTTAAAGTGTTTTTTCCTGATGACACGATAACAGGAGTAGGAGCAGGAAGCACCACAGCAACAGAATTAAGAGACGCTTTATTAGCGATTTTTTTTTTAGATGATGGTACTACCGCTGGGGGTTTAGATAACATTATTGTAGTTAATCAAGGTAATGTGTCAACAACTTTAGGCGGTATTATTGATTCTAACAAAGAATACTTTTTAGATGGTATTATTGATTTAGGAACTACTCAAATAACAGTACCTCCAACAGGTATTACTATTAGAGGTTATTCTTTTGATATAAGCGGTCTAATATCTAGTGAGGATAATTATAC